ACGAAGTAGACAAGCAAGCAGAAGGATTTTCCCAAGGAGAAGACGGCTACCCTTCAGCGGGCCGCATAGCTTGGGCTTTGTGGGGCGGGGATGCTGGGCAGTCTTGGGCGAGAAAGAAGCGCGATCAAATAGAAAGAGAGCGAGAAAAGAAAAAATTAACTGGCGCTGTCAAAGAAGGCTTGAAGGAAAAGGTTAAAGAACACAACGAAAAACACGGAGACAGCAAAACCAAGCGGGTAACGTTGGGAATGCTTGAGAAGGTTTTTAATCGAGGCGTGGGGGCTTACAGAACAAACCCCCAAAGTGTTAGGCCAAACGTAAGATCTCCAGAGCAATGGGCTTATGCTCGCGTTAATTCGTTCTTGTACGCTTTGAGGAACGGCAAGTTTAGAGGCGGCAAGCACGATACTGATGTTTTCCCCGAAGGCCATCCGCTACGAAGTAAAGAGAAAATAGCTCTGGTCGTATGATCCTAAAACAGCTTAGGACATTTCTCAGGGGCCGCATACGCTTATCGACAGAAAAGCGAAGACATCAAGCGCTTCAAAAAAACCTAGAGCGCCAAATCAATTCTCGAATGACCAGCTTAATAAGAAAGTTCGCTAACACTCAGGCTTTCTTGTATGAGCAGTTTGGAATATATGAGGCTGGGCCGGCAGCGCAGTCTTTAACGGAAGAGCTTTACCCCGTTATTAACTCTCACTACAGAAGAGTTTTCCTTGCTGTTTTCCAGCTCAATAATGAGACCTACGGCAGAGCGCAGAAGCAAGATGACCCAATCGAAGAGGCTGTTATCTTTGGGCGATCCATAGATTTAGAAAGATTGGTTGCTCAGTATTTCGCCACAAGGCGAGTCATACTGTCAGGGATATCAAACAGAATGGCTAGACAGATCAGCCGAGTTATTGAAACTGGAAGGCTAGATAATTTAACGCTCCCTCAAATAGCAAAGAAAATAACATCAACGTTTGCGACGGTATCTAAAAGCAGGGCGGCGCTAATAGCCAGAACAGAAACACACAATGCTGCAAGCTTTGCCCATCATGCTTATCACGATGAAGTCCGAACTAGCTTAGGTATGAAGATGTATAAAACATGGGTATCAACAGCCGACGCTAGAACTAGAAGCGAACACAGGGCAGCGAACGGGCAAACTGTTGAGATGGATGAGCCGTTTGTTTTGAATCACCCAAAGCTAGGCAAAGTTGAAATGCAATATCCAAGTGATCCGGCTGGAGGCGTTTATCACTCGGTTAACTGTCGTTGCGTAGTGGTTTACGCTGACGAAAAAGATGTTGTCATAGATTAATTAGAAGTTTACGATATGAGGTGGAAATTAGCAGATGCCAATCCCAAAGCCTAACTCAGACGAGTCAAGAGACAAATTTATGGGACGTTGTATGAGTGACTCGGAAATGATTGCAGAATACTCGGACGAAAATCAAAGGGCGGCTGTTTGCAACGCCTCTTTTGATGACAAAGAAGAAATCCTTGACGAAGAAAAAGATTTTGAAGAAATAGAACTCGATGAAGTAGAAAGCGAGTATCTTGAGTTTCGTTCTGACGTAAAAGCAGAAGAGGAAGAAGACAACGAAGAATATGGATTTTTTGAGGGATACGGTTCTGTCTTTGACAATACCGACCTCGGCAATGATGTTATAAGAAAAGGCGCTTTCAAGAAAAGCATTAGAAAGCGTGGGCTGAAGGGCATTAAGTTGCTTTACCAGCACAAAACAGATATGCCAATCGGTGTATTTGATTCGGTCAAAGAAGATGATCGAGGGTTGTATGTTAAGGGGAGACTCGCCCTAAAAACAACAGCGGGGCGGGATGCCTACGAGTTGTTGAAGATGGGCGCCTTGGATGGCCTGTCCATAGGCTTTAGAGCCTCGCCAAAAGGATACTCTTACGACAAACGCAAGAAAACGCGAGTACTCGAAGAGGTAGACCTAATGGAAGTTTCTTTAGTGACTTTTCCGATGAATCCACAGGCAACGATTCAATCGGTCAAGGGACAAGAAATAACCATTAGAGAATGGGAAAACGGAATGCGAGACGCTTTTTCACTTTCTCGTTCAGAAGCAAAACTAGCGGCAAAAGCCGTTTACGATTCGTTTATCCAGCGGGACGCTGTTGAAGATAACACTGAACTGGTAGATGCCATTAAAACATTAACTAGCACTCTAAAAGCAATATAGGGAGATTTGATATGACTGAAGAAGTCAACATCAAGGAAGCTATTACAGAGTTGGGTCAAACTTTCGCAGAGTTTAAGAAGACCAACGATGAGAAGATAGCTAACCTAGAAGCTGGCGTGAGCGATCCACTTCTGGATGAGAAGATGTCAAAAATTGAATCTAAATTAGATTCTTTTGAGGACATCAATCAAAAGCTCACTCAGCAACAACAAGCGCAAGAGAATATCAAAGAGCAGATTGATCACCTCGACACTGTGATGAGAAGACCTAATTCTGGGTTTGACACAAAGCAAATCGATGAGACCATGTCAGCATTTGATTCTTATTGCAGAAAAGGTCTTGAAGGCATTACGCCTGACGAGAAGAAAGCGTTAACTGTCAGCAATGACGCTACTGGAGGCTATCTAGCGCCCCCAGAGTACGTTCGCGAGCTTCTCAAGACAATCACAGAAATTTCGCCAATCCGAAGCATTGCAAGGATCAGAGCAACAGCACAAAGAAGCATCCAAGTTCCTAAGCGAACTGGACAATTTTCTGCGGCTTGGGTTGCTGAGAGCGGTACTCGCTCAGAGACTACTGGTTACACGGTAGGCTTAGAAGAGATACCAGCGCACGAGCATTATGCTTTAGTTGATATTTCAGAACAGGATCTTGAAGACACTGTTTTTGATTTAGAAGCAGAAATGCAAGGCGAATTCTCAGAGCAGTTTGCAAAAGCAGAAGGTACTGCTTTCGTAAGCGGCGATGCTGTTGGTAAGCCTGAAGGCTTTATGACTAACGGTGACGTTGCTGAAACTAACTCAGGAAGCGCGTCAGCTATTACCGCTGATGGCCTTATCTCTTTGGTTCACGGCATTAAGTCTGAATACGCTGCAAACGCAACTTTCGTTTTGAACAGAACCACATTGGCTTCTGTAAGAAAGCTGAAAGATACTGCGGGCCAGTATGTATTCCAAGCTGGCATGATGCTCACCAGTGGCGTACCAGCCTCAATATTGGGTTTCCCATACGTTGAAGCTACTGATATGCCATCAGAAGGAAGCAATACTTATCCTGTTGCTTTCGGTGACTTCCGCAGGGCTTACATGATCGTTGATCGAGTAGCTATGGCTGTATTGCGTGACCCGTTCACACAAGCAACTTCTGGTAACGTTCGATATGTTGCAAGAAGGCGTGTTGGTGGTCAGGTTGTGCTTGCTGAAGCGATTCGCAAACAAAAGTGTTCAACATAAGGAGGCTTAAATGAAAGACTTATCAAATAACATAAGTCCCGCTGTAAGCCTTGCCGCAGCGACAAGAACAGCCGCCGCAAACGGCACTGGCGTAGACCTTCAAGGTTATGAAAGCGCTACTGTTCTCGTTGACGTTGGGGCTGAAGGCGACACTCTAAGCAGCTCAGTATATTTTGAGGTTTCATTGGAGGAATCTGATGACGACTCAACTTACACTGACGTAGCTCAAGCCAGCATTGTAGACGGAACCATCTCTTCAGGTGGAATCTTCTTAAAGCTAGACGGAACCGCAAACGGTAATCCTGACAGCACTGGAGGAATCTTCCGGGTTGGTTATGTTGGCAATAGCCGGTATATCAGAGTAGTCCTAGCTAAAACTGGCACTCACAGCAACGGAACGCCTTTAGGCGCGATGGTTGTTAGAGGAAGCGCTAGACATAGCTCAGACAACGCTTTTACAGCGCATAACGCATAAGCGTATTAGGGAGGGGGCTTCGCGCCCCCAGACCCTTACGGAGTAATTATGTCAAAGAATTATAAGATCGTAGTGCCGAAAGCTGGAGCTGATGACGAGAGCGGAACATCAATAAGGCTTTACGCATTAGATGAAATAGTTGTTGCTGATGAAGAATGGAAGCAAGAGCTAATGAGTGTTTTTGTTGCTAATAATTGGGCGATAGAAACTAAGATGGATGCGCCGGAAGAAACAGGCGATGCGGTTAGAGCTAGGAATGATGACGGCTCTTTCAAGGCAGATGACCCGGCTACCCCAGAAAATGAAGCATGGGAAGGTGGGGAAGCACCAAAGCCAAAAACCAGACGGAAAAGGCAGCCCAAAAAGAAATCAACCGAATAGGGTAAAACATGAGCGCCGGATTTTGTCACTTTGTATTCGAACAGGGGGCTACTTTCGGGCAGACCCTAACACTAAAAGATTCAAGCGATGCGTTGGTTAATCTCACTGGCTATACAGCGGCAGAGATGGACTTGCGTGAAAACCCAGAATCCTCAAGCGTAGTCGCAACTCTTACAGTAGCTAATAGCAGAATCAGCCTTGGCGGTTCTGCCGGCACTGTAACCTTATCAATGAGCGCAACTGACACAGCCAATCTAACGGCTGGGGATGGCGTTTATGACTTAGAATTAACGGACGGAAGTGGTGGTATTCACAGGATTCTTGAAGGCACTTATACAGTGAGGCGCAATATAAGCAGATGAGTACCAATACCATTGCAGTATCTAGTTCTAGCACCGTTAACTCTATAACGGTAACCAATTCATCCGCTATATCGGTAATTACCGCCGGGACTCAAGGGGTGGCCGGGCCGAATGCCATATTGGGTCGGAGCGTAGCTGACTCAACAGCATCAACCGCCGGCTCTTTGTTGGTTTACGATCATAGCAATACGCAATGGATTGACTCTCAAGCAACCGCAGCGCAATCATTAACGGCCA